AGGACATTTATGTTACACTTCTTGTCGTGAAGTTGTTTAAGAACTTGTAGCGCACACCCAGATACTTTACCGGCTCCTGACGTAATAAACAAAACATCTTTGGTTATGTTCTTAAAGAAGTGTGCCATCTTTGGGGTATTCTCTTCATAGCCCTGATGACTGTCATGCTTCTTCAAGCCATAAATACCGTCCTTCTGATAACCTTTTAATCCTTGGTCTATCTTGAAGGTTTTATACTGAGGGTATTGAGCAAACTTATCTGCGATCGCACAACCGGCTGCTCCAAGTCCTACAATTGAATCCATTAGTACACCTTCTCCAAGATAATCTTCTTGTTGAAAGCGCCTCTCTCATCAGCCTTCTTTTGGCGTACCTTCTCGATATCATCTAAAGAAAAGCCTTCGGCCTGAAGAATGGCATAAAACACCTCTAGCACATCTGCTAGTTCTTCCTTGCAGGGCTCATCTTGAAACTCTTCAGCCTCTTCAAGAAGTTTGCGTCGGAGCATATTCTTATACTCCATGTCGCCAGCAATACGAATAGCATAGTTCTTTCCTTTGCTGTTAATGATCTCGGGGATCTTATCACGAATAAGTTTATCGTATAGTTTCATTTTATCTCCTTCATGTTTCCAAAGTCTTTACCGGCTGCGACGTTCGCTTTAAACTTGCCGAGTTTTGTGTTTGAAAACTCCTCAATAATCTGAGGGAGCAAACTCTTGTCTGAGTCTGCCAAATCTATGACCAAGCTGTCGTGAATAAAGAATGCAATGCTCGATGGACGATCAGATAGCATAGAATAGATTCTAACTAGCCTGTCTAAGAATAAATCACTTGTTGTACTCTGTATAATATAATTCAATGCTCGGCGTTTGTCAACATCTATTTTTCTGTCGAACACAGTCTTTACATGAGCACCGTTAAAATACTTTTCTACCACTGCATCTCGATCGTATATTTCATTGAGAAGCTTGTCTTCAGACAGTGGATTGTACAACCAGGAGAACACCCTTTTCTTAGCCTCTTCCCGGCTCTCTGTGCCGTCGAACAAATTCTTTATGTTCCATTCGTGTATGTCGTTTACGGGCTGCTCAGAGCCGCACAGAGCCAATAGCGTGCGTAGTTCGGCTGCATTGAAGTCAAGCTCGATAAACCAGTCGTTGTTTGGCTTGAGAACGCTTCTATACTTCTTGTCTAGGTTCAAGATTGGGAAGCTGTTTCTCTTTGTTGTAAGCCTGCCGGTCTTAGCTCCAAACAAGTTATACCGGACATATGGGTGCTTGTCGATCTTCTTCCAAGTGTCTCGTCCTCGTGCTGTAACAAGTTCGGAGCGGAGAGCTTCCTTGTTTATGTTTAGCCTCTGGAAGGAAACGTCCGAGAGTACTTCTGCGACTGAAACTAGAAAATCATGATTGTCCGGTCGCAGATGTGTTCTGAATACGCTCTCTGTGATCTCATTCTTGAGGTCAAAGTATTCCATTAAGAATCTCTGTGGAACTAGATCATAAAAGCAATGTTCGTTCAAGCATATCTGTGAGTGGTCGAAGGAGCGAAGGAACGCACGCATACGAGCACAGATGCTATTCCAGTCTTCCTTGATGTGTTCTGGGCAAGCGTCTTTTAATGGAGTGCCGCCACAATAGAACTTGGCATACTCTATGTCTTTTCCCTTGAGGAAAGATGAGAAGTCCCAAGTCTTTGAGATTTCTTTGGGTAGGTCATCGTCAAAGCGGAGCCTGCCTTCGGCATATATCCCGATACAATCGCTTTTGCGATCCATTGGTTGAAATAACATTAATGTGCTTTCTTAGAATCTAAAAGACCCACGTCTCTTATGAGGTTCTACTATATCAGCAATCCTGGGGTTTGTCAAGTTGTTTTTTTCAGGGCGCTCAGTGCCCGATTCTTTGTTCTTGAATTCTTGATTTATGTATCTAACTGCTTTTGATATTCCGCCTGTTTTATATGCGTCAATTGCTCTAAGAACAAAGTTATCAAAAACTGCCTGTGTCCATGGCTTCTTCTCTTCGATTGCTCGGAGGAACGCATAAGCCTTGATCCAAAACTGTGGTTCTGGAGATACTGCTTGCTTCTCTCTTTCAATGACCTGTGTGCATGATCCATTAAGCTTGCTTATCGTGGGGTTTGCCAAAACAAAGTCATCATAATAAACCTTAAAATAATCTCTCAACGATGTCAAGTCATGATTGAAAGAGTAATGATAATAATCTCTAAACACTCTATTGATACTGGTGTTAGATACCATATCCATGTATTCTTGCATTGGCTTGGTTCTCAAGTCTGCTATCAGCCTCCAAGGTATGTTTTTGTCAACCAAAAACCCAAACTTTTTTGCAGACTCAACAAAGAACTTAAAATTAGGATCGGACCTGTAATGCTCATTCTTATAAAATTCATCGTTATAATCTTTGTTAGAGATTTCAATTGCGAGTCCGGTGTTCAAAACAGAAGAGTGTCTTGACATAAGAAACCCCGTCCTAGTAATTGGTTCTGGGGATTTTTGTTTTTCTACCTCTCTTATCATGAACTTGCAAAAGTCTCTAAAGTTTACTATATCAGAAGTATTACTAGGAGTCAACCATCGAAAAGCTTTTGTATGAAACTTATCGTTGTGATCGTGATAAGCTTGGTTTATACTCTCATAGGCTCTTTCAACATTAAACTTTATTCTAGTATTAGAACTAATAACTCCTCGCTTCATAGCAAGATAGTAATATCTTCTGAAGTCTACAAAAGCTTCGGCTACAAAGTCTAAGGCATGGTGGACAGAGTTGTTTGCCGAGGTTATGTCTGAAAACCCTCGATACTCACGGACGAAAACTGGGTTTCCTTCAAAGTCAACCCGACCATGAAGAATATACTTATTCTCCCATAGGTTTATAAGATCGGTCTTCATCTTGGGTTCAGATGAAATTCTTGTGCTTCTTGCTCTGAAGATCTGCTTTGCTGATGGTTTTTCGTTTGGCTTGGTCATGATTATAGTAGTCCAGGGAGTCCGGTAGCTGCGAGATCTGCGCTGTCAGCCTCTTCAGGATCAAGATCTGTACGACCGACCCTCTGATTGCGAGTAGGGGACGACTGTTCAACTTCTCGTATTGCTTCTTGTTGTCGTTGAACTTCCCCTTCTGATAATTCACGCCCTCCGGTTTCGGGTGGCTCAGGGCACTCGGGGCGGGCATCGCCTTCTTGGGCGGCTTCGTATGCATCTTCACGGCGAGAAACTATTGGTGACTGCCACCAACATTCTAGTTCGGTTTCAAACTTTCCCGGCTCGATGGTTGATGTTGATTTTTTGACATTGTAATAGCCAGCTAGATTTCTCAATAGCCTGTTCGTTGTGCTTTCCGACCCCCATGCAAGAGGGTTGAGCCGGACAACACTCATAGGTGTTATAGAATTATTCCCTAACATTGTTACATTTGCATTATATGGCTCAACATCAATTGCTCCGCCGGAAGCGCCATTCTGTTGTTCTGCGGTTATCATATTTGAATTTGTAAGTGGGCCATTCTCTCTTTTTACATATTTTATATTTTTTGTTATACCATTGTGAGCGCCATACTTTAGTGTTAAGATGTTCAGGCTTAAGTCTCTTTCTTCACGAGTGGAGTGTCGTCCACCACTAGATGTCCTATCAAAATAACTAAGCTCTCTGTATGCTGGGGATGGGGCGTGGATAGCTAAGAAGTTTACTGTGTTAGATATATTAGATATCTCTTCTTCGGGAATTGGCTGATGTCTCCAGTTTGCTATTAGACTTATGGGTGTTGTATCTTGAAGAGTTCTAAAGCCAAAGTTGTTCTGATGAGGCGAGGAGGCTCTGTCAACAGAAAGGGTTATTGTCCTAGTAGAGGCATCTGAGTTGTCCCCTTGGAAGTCGGCGCAACTAGAGCCTGAAGCCGTGCGTAACAATTGAGAGGAAATAAGCTGCATCCACTGATTAAAATCAATCGTCTCTCTTCCTCTACTTATAATGTTTCGTGAAAACCAAATTTGAAAGTTATGTAAGCTTATTGGTATGTCGGCGAGACTAACCTGCTCAAATTGAGATTGACTATCAATCCTTGCCATTTGGACGGGCAATACAATTGGGACAACCTGCTTTAGTTCAATCGGAGTAGAGTTATGTCTAAAATATTCTAATCCAATATCGATCAGGTCGCCCAAGTATAAAAACATAACTCTTGTATTTCTGCCAGTAACAGGATCGGAAGATTCTCGGGCAGCGTCTCGTGAAGCCTCTTCAGTGGCTTCTTCCATCCTTTGTCCTCGTTGAGCATCAGTATCATCGTCTATGAAGAAGCTCCAAAAGCTACTATCTTCATACAATGCGTTCTCGTCTTCAAGCTCTTCTATGAGAACATCTATGTCTTCGCCTGTCATTCTCTTTATTCTTTGAGAGATCGGCGGAGAGTCGGCTTCGGATGGGGTTCTGTCCGCTTCCGTTGTTCTTGTGTTTATCTGTTGAAGCTGCCCTCTTCTTCTGTGAAAATCTTGAGCGGCTGTGAGTCCTTCTGGGCGAGGTGCATTTTCTATCTCTTCTCGTTCTTGTCGTATTCTTGCTAGTCGGCGGCGGTTTATTTCAGAAGAAGAATTTGATGGTGGTTCGCCTAATTCCTGGGGCGTTAAGTCAATGTAATGTAGAGCGCCTCTGTTGAGAAGGGCTTTCGTAAACCCATCAAATAAGAGGGTTTTGTTTTCTCTTACCTTGTCTTCGTTAGTCTCAGCTAAGTCTTCTGCTCTTTCCTCTTGATCTTCCGAAGATGAAGAGTCCGTTGGGTTTTCTGAGGCGGTGGCTTCTCTTTCGTTGACACATTCTATGAATCTTTGGTTGCCTTCGATTTCAAATCTTGTGTTTATATATTGACTTAGATCTTCTTGTGATAGAGCGCCTTGTAAAACACCCATCATTGGAAATACTGCATTTGGTCTATTGACTCTTGCGTTAGGGTGATCTCCCCGGCGGGCTCCATCAATTGAAGCTATATAATCAATACTAATTCCAATAGACCCATCATCTCTTAAGTCGATTTTATGTTTTATAACATGCAGAATAAAAACCTTTTTAGACCTTCTTGCAAAATCTCTCAAGTTCCTATATTCACGCTCAGGAATGCCGCCTTGGGCTGGGACTGCCCACCCCATTGAAACTTTTATTCTATAGTTTTGTGGATCAGTAGATGTTCGAGGGCGAGCCATTAAGTCAGATATCCTAATGCCACCCGGTCTTCTTCGGTCTATCTCTTCAAGACTGGTCATGAAAATTTCTAGACTTGCCTCAAGTCGTGAGTTTACCTCCACCTCGTTGTTACCATTGTTTGTAACTTGAAAACTTTTGATACCAGCAGCGGCAATAGATTTTCCTGAAGGGTCTAGTATATGCCGCTGGTGAGGTTGAAACCAACCAGCCCTATATTGATCAAAAATAAACTCTTTGTCATTCCACTCCCCATTTACCAAGTCTGCTCTGTATACTCTAAGCTCAGGCTGTAGCATTCCCAAGTAATGAGGTTCAAGATTGTTTATTTTATCTAAACCGCCTACGCCTTTAATATTGTTTATAATCTCTGAAGAGGTTTTTTGTTGTGCGGAGTTCAGCTTGACAAAGTTTCTATATCGCTTTGTGCGATTGTTCGCAGTAAACTCTCTCCAATTTTCAATTAGAAAGCACTGCTCCTTCTTTTCAGTGGGCAGGCTTTGTTCACTTTGTTCTGAATCTGAGGTTGAGTCAGTAGTCATTTATATCAGGGCTCCTGAAGTAGAATTGATATTGTTGTGTCAACTGGTGTTGGTATTTTAATCTTTCTGCCGACCGCAACATGATGCTCTGTTGGCGTCTGATTATACCAGGCAATTACCCACCATAGTTTGGAGTCTCCGTAATACTTATGAGCTAGTTTATAAAAACTGTCTCCCGTTTTCCAAACATGAGATATTCTCTGAATAGATCCAGCTTGCTCAACAGTGGGGTGATGGAGCCTTGGAGTTACATACTGAGAAATATATTTTACTCCTCGCTCACGAAACACCCTCATATACGAGGACTCTCTGTTTGTTGTTTTTCTTCTATTGTTGTATCTTGACATTATAAGTTTTACTTCCTAAGATAATCAATCTGGGGGTGTTCCGGTAGTTCCGCCGCCGCCCAACAAGACAGCGGCTTCATCGACAGTGATCTCTCGGGTGGTGGCATCTGGACTTTCGTCTTCGTCAGGGACCATGGTGAATGTATCTCTTCTGAGAGATTCGGGGATGCCATCTTCACCAACTTCAGGTTCAGGCACCATGCCGTCGAAGGCGGCGCTATCTGGAAGTCTTCCGGTATCAATGGCACTGTGCTCTCCGTATGGAAATGATGGTTCTATTGGCGAGCCGTCGCCTGCAAAGCCCGGTGTCTTTTCATGCTGTATTGTCATGTTGCACTGCATTTTGATATTTTTGGGATATATCTTCCCTCCTGGCTGTTCAAACACTCCAACCTCTAAATCTGGGTTATATGAAAACCCATCGATGATTGCGATAAGACCAGTGCTGCTGGCGTCGGATATTCTGCGGGCACCACGAGTAGAGCTAATCAAGTTCATCATCCTTACCTTAAAAAGAGGGGCGGCTTTTATGACGTGATTATCATAAACAGGGTATAGCATTCTATAAAGCTTTGAAACCTTAGCAAGGTTATCTTTTGACTCGTGCAAATTCACAGCCGGTACTTCCCAGTCAAAGGTTATTGTCCTTGTGGTATTTTTAAAAGTTGGGATTGGGTCCATTCTGCCAAAGACCTCTTCCATGTTCCAGTTAGACTTATAATCATCGGAGAATGAATTTAAGAATGCCTTAAAGACAACTGATTGTCCAGATGGTATATGATAAAATTCGACCCAATGATTTTTTTGATTCGCCTGAATCTGGGTGCCGTCTGAATAGTTGTCATCACCTATATTAAAATTTGGCATATCTTTATCCTCTTATCCTGGTGTTTATGTTTTCGTCTACCACGTCAACAACTGCTCGTCCGAACTCTCTATCGTTTAGTGTCATGACAATCTCTCTTTGTCCGCCAGGTCCACCGAAGGCTCCAGAAAGGGCGCTTGTGAATGCATCATACATATCATCTACAATAGATGTTCCTTGAACGCTGATTTCGCCGGCAGCGACGATGGCGTTTGTCATTTCTTGCACCGCTTCAGGGTTTTCTGCTGATACTCTAACTGCTCCAGTATAGCTGTCAAGCATGTTAGAATAAGCTGTGACTCCTTCAGGCGACACTCCGACTCCAATGTTTATTCCTTCTGTGGGCATATCGTTTAGTGCTTCAGATAGAGTGCTTACCGAAGAAGCCACTGCTGCAAGTGTAGTTAGGCTAGCAATGGTAGATAGTGAAGACGCTATCTCCGTTAGTGAAGATGCTGCCATTCCAGTAGCGGCCCCAAGGGCGACAAAGACAAGGCTGAGTCCACCGAGGGCGGCGGCGATGAGCCAGCCCACTGGTCCACTTAAAAAGGTTAGTGGAATGGTTAATGCGGCGAGGGCAAGTGCAAAAGTGAAGAGAGCGAGAGCGACGGCTGCTATTTGTCCAGCTTCCATTCCCTGGAATGATGCTACGAACTGTGCTAGCCCCCAGGCGGCAAGTCCGATGCCTGCGCCGACTAGGAGGACGGCGGCTCCGAAGGCAAGCATTCCCCCGGCGCTGGCTCCGGCTGCTGCGCCGGCTGCTACTTTGGTGGCTATGCTTTTCTTTTGAACTGCATCGTTTGTGGCAGTGGCGGCGGCTTGTTCAAGTTCTGCCTTTGCTTGAAGCTTTGTTCTTATGTATTCAACAAGCTTAAGAGCATTGGATTTGATGGTGAGTCCTATGTTTTTGATCTTTTCAAAATTAAGAAATTTATAAGCCTTGTGTAGTAATTTAAGTCCCAGTCCTGCTGTAAGGATTATTGGAATAAAACCGCCAAAGGCTGTTGAGGCTTCGTACACAACAAAAGCTAGGAATTCAAGCACAGCAAGCAGTGGGACTGCGAGTGCGGTGAATGCTTCTGCTGCTTTTGCTAGTTTTTGTTGGGCGGAGAGTGATAGTTCTCTCTGTCGATCTAAATCAATTTGCGCCTGCTGTTGTTCTTGTAATCTTGCTGTTTGCTCGGCAGAAGTTCCTGAGAATAGGCGAGAGGCTTCTTCAATGCTCGATAAACCAGCGGCTCCTGCGATGGCATCTTTTTCAAAACGATTTAGCGAGTTGAAGTCAACACCGGCAGATCTTAATTGATCTTGCAAAAGCCTTATTTTTTCAACACCCTCGGCTTGCAAAAGCTCAAATGAACTAATACTTGTTCCTAAAGCTGCGTTGAGAGTTGCGGCAGATTCGGAGGCAGCATCAAAAGAATCTAGTCGCTCTATGGCAGATGCTAAAGAACCAATTGCTACGCCGGTTGCGGCGGCTTCGGTGGCGACGCCTCTAAATGTTTCTTCTGCATCGTTGCCGAAGCGAGCTAAGAATGGGGTTAGGCTTCTAAATTCTTCCTGTGCTCTTCCTGCGCCGATGCCAATTGCGATTCCAAATTCAGATATTCTATTTGACGCTTCTTGTGCTTGCTCTATGTTTAGTGCAAAAACTTTATTTAAAGAATCTAGGTTGGCAATAGATGTTTCTGCTGCCACATTAAGTTGTTGACTTCTGGCGGCAAAGATGGCAAGCTCCTCTTGAGCTTCGTTTGAGGCTGTTCCTACGCCTGATAATCCTTGACGAACAGCGATGAGCCCCTCTGATTGCTCTTGGAATCCAATTCCTTCGCCGAGTTCTAGATTTGTAAAAGCGCCGAGAGAGGAGGCGAGTTCTTCTGATGCACCAGTTGTTCTTATAAATTCTGCTCTTGCTGCGCTAAGTTGCCAGGCTCTTGCTGCGGAAGCTTCTATAAATTTAGAAGTAAGAGAGTTGAGTATATTTGATACTGTTATGTTTTCTTTTATAGAGTCTGTAAGGGCTTCAAAGCTTCCCTTTTGTAGCATGAGAGATAGAACATTCTTTCTTCCAAGTCCAAGGGAGGCACCTAGTATATCATTAAATCGTCCTTGGGTCTTAGCTTTATCCTTAAGTGCTTTGATCCGGTCGGTGGCAGCGTCGATGGCGGCTTGCTCTTTGGCGGCTTCCTTCTCGGTAGCCAACTCAGTTCTTATTTTAAGATCTAGTGCTTCTTGCTGCTTTTGGAGTAGTCGTTCCTCGGCTTTTATCCTTTTATTCTTAGTTTCAAGATTAGCCTTTTCTGCTCTGGTGGCTGCTTCAAGCCTGGTTTTATATGACTCGATTTCTTTTTCCGCTGCCTCGACGGTTTTTATATTCTTTGCGATGGCTTGGTCCTCGTCGAGGGATGAAGATGTTTTTGCACTAGAAGACATAGCCTTCTCAAGCCTATCAATGGCAGCAATTAGCTTAGTGAAATCTACATTATCAGCCACTTAAGTTTACCCCTTGAAAGGCCACTTAAGACCTGTTTTTCTTTGGAAGGCGTCTACAGCCTTTCTTAGTTTGAACTTGTCCTTATATGTTCTTGGATTGTCAAGACCATGTTTTGCAGCAGTCTTGATATAACTCTTTTCTCTGGAAAGGGCTTTTGAAAAAGCACTAATCTCGCTCTTTGTACCCTTGACATTTACTGGTACAGAGGCTCCTCCGAACATGGACCCCATTAGATACTTCAAAGCTCCGCCAAACATAGCCAAGAAAGATTCGTCGATCTCTCCTCTACGGGCGATGCCTAAGTCTATTTCTATAGGTGCAATATCTTTTTCTTCCATTTTTGATTCCTCATACAAATGTGCTAATATAAATAGTTTACTAAATATAAAGCCAGGAAATCTTTTGACCTCCTGGCTCTACGTTATTTTCTTTTTGGACGAGAAGCCTTCTTTGTTGCTTCTGCTTCTTTCTCAAGTTGCTTTGAAAGTCTTTTTATGAACCACTTTCTTAATCCAATAGGTAGGTTGTATGCTTCTGTAAAACTCCAGCCACCGTAGTACTTCAGGAAAAAGAACTGTTCATAGACGTTCTCAGCATACTCATGATTTAGGCCAAAAAAACTCCGCTGTGAGCGGAACCTCCAGCATTGTTTCAGCGCCGCAGGAGTCGCAAGAGAATGTTCTCTTTAGATCTACATTTGGTATAATCTTTTGATATGTATCTCTTATCTCTCTCACTGCACGAACTGGCATAAGCTCAATTGCCTTGTTGATTGTTTTTCTGTCGGAGTATCCGGCAAGGGAGACAATCATCATCCTAAGCTGGTCTGTTACAGATGTTTCTTCGAGCTTTGACTTTTGTCTGTTGTTAATAGTCTTTATAAGTCTCTTTTCATCTGAGGAGAACAATGGTCGTACTTCGGCTTCAAATCCTGCATTTAGTTGAATCTTGAATGTACCGTCTGTGGTTTTTGTTACATTGTCTGGCAACTCTAGTGAAGTCTTATCTGAGGAATCGGATAATAGATTGTCTTGTTCTTCTTGTAGATCAAAAGTATAATCTGATGCAGTAGAACATGAAGGGCAAGTTACTGATGTTGTATATGCAGAGCCATACCCATCGATTCTGGCTGCAATCAAGATTGCACTCTTGTCACCTACAAGCAGGTCATCAACCTTTATTGAACTGTCTGTAAGCAATGACTGAATGAATCTATCAATTGCTACCCCTTTCTTCAGCAAGTTTCTTGATGTCAAAATATCTTCCTGCTTTGCAGTCATCTGCTTTATTTCTATCTCAGTCTTTCCATGAAGGGGGTGGTCTTCTGGATAAAGAGTGCCGGCAGAAGGAAGAGTCACAAAAGTTGTTGGCTTTACAAAATCAAATATATTTGCGATATTGTTCTCTGTTTGGTTTTCTCCTAAAGCCTCGGGAGCGGCAACTGTCTTTTTCTTGCTGCCTGTTCGATTCTCGTTGTTACGCATTAATACCTCTCTTTACAAACGGGTTAAAACAACTAACCCCTATGTTATACCATTACATAGGGGTCTTGTTAAGTTGTTTTTGTTTTATTTCTAGAACTAGCTAGATCTACCGGGGTTCCAGAAATCGGTATCTCCTGATACGGCTGCGCCGCCACCCAAGGTTTGGAGATGTGCATAATCATAACGCACTTCGAGTGTAATCTGAGTTAATTCATCTCCGTCATAGTCAAGCTCGCCATAGTCTACGTTGATAATAAATGGGTTGTGAAGTGTCCATACTTCAAGCTTTTGTCCTGCGGAGTCAAGTTGAACAATTTCAATTTGTCCAAGTGCTGCGGTTGCTGCTGCCTTTGACATTGTTCCAAGCTCGTTCTGGTTGTTTGCTGGAGCATATCCAGATCTTGTAATAATATCTGCTACTGTTGCTGCTGCATCTGGATTGACTGGATCGGCGAGAGTCATGGAAATTGATTGCCATGTTACTCTTCCTGGGTAGTAGTATGTGTGGTTTAAGAACTTATGTTCTGCTGCCGATACCTCAAAGCTTGGCTTTGCGACCTTCATCAAAGTATAAAGAGGGATGTTGTTGTTATATAGTACCCACCTATACTGTCTCTTTGGATCTTGCTGTGAACCATCATGCCAAAAATTGTTACTCATTTTATTATATCTCCGTGAATGTGAATTCTCTTATAAATAGGAGGGGAAGTATTTTCTTCCCCCTTTTCACTCATCAATCTGCGAACGAGGCTCCTGAATCTGTGATTACAAAATCAATTGCGATATACTCAATTGCTCTTGCTGGCTTGAGGAAAATCTTGGCGTACATTACGTTACGATCTACAAGCTCTGGTGTTGTGGTTGTCTCATCAAGAACTAAGCGGTACTCTGTTAATCCGAATCTTGTCTTTACAGAGGAGAGGAAGGGGTTTACCTTAGAGGAGAACCTTGTCCATGTTGTTTGCAAGTTCTGGTCGAACAATACTGTAGCTGCCATGCGAGAGACTTCCTTCTTGAGGAAAATCATCAAGCGGCGGACATTGATTCTGTCAAGAGCGGAAGGTGTTACCTGTAGTGTCTTCTGTCCGAAGATTACAATGCCCTCGCTTGGGAAAGAAGCAATTGGGTTGATGTTTGCATCATAGAGGCTGTCACGATCCTTAGATGTGAGCTTAGAGCGAACGCCTACTACTGCGACGCCGGCAGATCCGTTGCTCAATCCGCCTCTTGTGAAGCCTGCTGGTGCAAACCATAGCTCGGTTTTGCGGGCACTAGAGCCCATTGTTCCGAGGGCTGCAATGGATGGTGGTGCCCAAACAAGCTGCCCCTTTGCTGAGTCTCTAATTTGTACCCAAGGGAAGTATGCACAAGCATAGCTAGAGTTGATTCCTCTTGACTTAAGGCTTGTGATTGCCTGTGATACAGATGGGAGTCTTGAGGACTCTGAGGCTGTGCTTTCATGGCTTGGAACGTAATCGTTCTCTAAGTCGATGATTGCTAAAGCGTCGGCTCTACTTTCACATGTGCGAATCATGTGAGAAGTTAGAGACGTATTGTTGATGCCTGGCATTGCCATCATGTTACACTCTACAACCTCTGGATCTGATACAGCATCTACGGCCCTCTTTACAGAGTTGAATGCGTAGTGTGTAAGCTCACCCTTACCCGACAACAAACTGTTTCTGAATGGGTCACGCTCTGTGATGTCAAGTCCGTTGAAACCGCCCTGAACTGGAACTGTGAACTTATTGAAACCTTCGTCGAGCACTGCGGTGTGTGAGTCAGCCTGTCCGTTGATGCTCAATGCTGCGAATGAGGCTTCTTTTGTTGTATAAGTAGCGTGAGGGGCGGCAGGCTCGCCTGCGGCAATCCATGCGGCGAGGTCTGTCTCGTATGTTGAGCGATCTCTAGTTCCGGCAGAGTGTGTTACTGGGTATCCGTCGGCGGAGGAGCCTTTGAATACGTCTTCTAGGGTGAAGATAAATCCATACTGCTTATATAGAGAGGATAGTCCGGTGCTCTCAGACAGTGGGCGAACAAGGTCAGCGTAGTCTTCTGCGGCTTTGTTAGAAGAGCTTTGCTCAGTGGTGATACCAAAGTATGCATCAGTTGGGTCGGATAGAAGCGCATCCACACTTGTTGTTCTTAATACATGTGTTGGGATCTGAATTGTTGTGGTTATGCTTCCGGGTCCGAGTCCATCGTCGCTGATTGCTTCGTCGCCGCCGCCGTGAGCGAGGGGGATGTTGCCGGGAACCCACTGTAGAATTGGGGTTCCACTGTCAATGGCTGCGAGGGCCGTGTCGGATACATAAATCATGTCTCGATATTTTTCGGGACCATAGAATCCCATTGGTAGAAGTGCTGGATCTGCTGTTCCCTCTGCGATGGGGGAAGCGACCTCTACTCTAAAGTAATTTGATGCGTTGGCGTATTCTCCATATTCAACATATCTTCTCTCGGAGTCGTTCCATACAGAGTATTTATCACCGATTCTTCTTGCAATATAATCTGGTGAAGATGGGTTTAGGTTCACACCAGTGAAGACCTCAACAAACTGAGGGGCTGCGTCAGTGTCACCTGCTTTTCTAACCTCTACTGTGAATGTGCCAAACTTGTCATATTCACTGGCTGGTGCCTTGATGTTCGAGAGGGAAACCTTTAAGTTTTTGCTCTCCCAATCTCCATTGTGTAGTCCGTGGAACTTGAACAAGTTCTGTACATCAAGAGATACATCTCCAGTTAGAGCATCAGTTAAAGATGCATCATCGTTGGTTGTTCCGGTGTATTGGCTGAATATCCATGGAGTGCTTCCTGGCTGTGCGGAGCGGTTTTGGTCAGCGACATTTACGGTTGCACCACCTAGAGGTATAAGTGCTGCTGCGTATTCTTCGTCGCCAGTTGCAGAAAGTACTTCAGCAATCTTACGATCAAAAGTTTCGCCCAACCAATATCTCTCTGGTGAAGATACAATGCTAGAATTTGTGGATGTTGGATTTGTATTGAAAGCCTTTCTTAGAGACTTGGCACTGGTTGCGCTGAAGTCGAAGTTGAATCTTTTTACAACTGATGCGGTGGTCTGCTCTTTTCTTAAGACCATCTCAAATTGAGTTCCTGCCTTTGCCTTGATCCACACGGATGTAGAAGAGGCTACGCCACTGTCGCCATCTGCGTAGTCGGTGCCATTCATGGCAAGTCCAGAGAGGGCTAGTCTGTATCCAGCGGCGTCATGTGGAATATAGAATGTTGCAGCAAGGCAGGATGTTGATGCTACCCAACTTCCTACTGCCTTTTTCATTAGGACTAATCCGTAGGCTCCGCCCGTGCCGGTGGCGTCGCCGGGAAATGGTGCAACGGTATCTTTTGACTGTGCGGCTAGGGACCAGCCGGCCTTTACTGATGAAGCGGCTTTGTTGGCATGGTCTGCGCCAAGAAGTCTTACGAATGTAATCGGGGAGGCGTTCTTAAGATATGCTTGAGCGGCGTATGCAGCGTAGGTGGGGGCTGTATAGTTGCCATCTCTCCAGACATCTCCAGACTGTCCTCCAGGGATTGGCTCTCCGAAGACCTCGATAAACTGTGAAAAGGACTCAACCCTTACTGGGCGAAGCCCTGGTCCTCTTTCAGATCGACCAATAATTACCGGGCCGAGATCGGTAGAAACTTTGTCTCTCTCTGAATTGTCAATCTCGTTGACAAAAATTCCTGGTGATACAAACTTAAATTTACTTGCAGACATTTGCGTTCTCTCCTTAGTACAACATCTTACTATAATCGGTTGAAGATGTTAAAAACATAAATATTTTCTCTAATAAATAGTGTGTTGTTTCCCTAAAAGATGTTTTTATGGACGATATTTTCCATCATCATCAAATGGATTCTCGTCTGCTAGGATAACACGTTCTCTTTGAATTTTGAACTCAACAGCAGATTCTCTTACAACATAGTTGGGGGTCTTCTGGTTTGTTCCGTCTCCAATAATAGAACCTAGAGCATTTATGGTTATATTTGTTATGTAGTATCTCTCACCCTCGTCGAGGGATGAGACAGAATTTTCTTGTGAAAAGTCTTGATCGATGAAGCCTTCGTATCTATGGTTTTCGTGTTCCATGATAAAATGGTTAATTCCGCCAGTAGTTGTAATGAAAGGTTGAACTAGTTCATTCATCTGTTGTTGGTATTCTGTCTTGATCGATATTTTGTAAGAACAGTTTATATATACTGGCATGGGCATTGTAACCGTTTCATAAACTGGTGCAGTGTTTTTCTTTTTTGTTTTAAAGTTTAACTGGTTATAGTTTTGATTTGATTTAGCATTTGCGTAATTAGCTGTTTTATCTTGCTTTATTCTTCGAGCAACAGTTATTGATCCTCTTTTATGATCGTTTACTGCTGGTATGTTTGCCCAGGCAGTGCCCTTTCTTGTTGGGTCTTTAGTGACGCCAGTTCTCTCTACTGTAATCAAAGGAAAGATAAGTGCTCCATTGGCATCTCTCAAGTCTTTATTGTCTTTGATCTGAAAAGACCTTTCTGGAGTAACCCATAGAACGGGTGTCTTCTTCCAGCCTTTGTTTGTTGTGGAGTGAAGGTCTAACTCTTCATTTACCCACTTGTACATAGCACGATCAATAGTCTCAATAGAGGAAGGCGCAATCTGAATCTCTCTTAGTTTGTCATCACTTGGCATCGAACACTCCCTCTCTTGCTCTACGGCAAGTTGCTACAATCTCGAACTTTTGGTCGTCTTGTCCAAATAAATACTTTGGCGTATTTGATTTTACGATCTCATATAACTTCCTATCATACTGAACAAAGTCACCAACACGAACGAAAAGGTTTTGGTCTTCTGTGAGTCTTCTTCTGTGAAAGAAAACTTCTATTTGATGCATCTTGTCATAACCAAAGCTGTCGTTGTTTACATCTGACTCCTGGTAGTTAATAAGAGCATGAACCCTTATTGGTGGCAAGAAGGACTTTTCTATTGCTTCTCCATAGAGAGAGTGAAAGTTTGATTTATCAACATCAATTGGATAATATAAAACCGTCTGACCGATGACTCTTTCGATAAGTTCATCATTGACTTGCTTTACTAAATCTCTCTCCTTCTTCCCTGTAAAGAGAGGAGGGGGAGGTGCGGCAGGTTGTTCCCATTTGTTATCGTCTGACATTCATTTATCCAACATAAATCTCTAGTGGAACCTCGGACATAACTTCGCTTGAGTTCTTGACCATTTCAACGTCGCCTTCCATTAGCTTACTGTATGTTAACTCATCAAGTGTTGTCTTGAGTTCTTCTCTAAGAGCCTGCTGCTCTTCTTTTGCCTGGGATATCAAAGCATCGCCATTTAGTGTTACTTCATTACCGGGAATTGGTATTGAACTAAACTTGCTTCTTATTAATCCTAACATCTCTTTACTCATTGCTAAAGCAAATTTTCTTATCCACTGCTTACCAATGGAGTTAATGTTAAGGAATGGGATGTTTTGTAGTGGCATTGTGTTTAGGTTGTTGATGCCGGTGATTCCAGTCTTTGAGTTATCTTCTTCTGTCCAAGTGTCGCTTGGAGTTACAAACTCAATCCACATCCTATCTGGATGATCTGATTGTGGAACTGGGAAAATTCTGAGCCTATTGTTTCTCAATTCATAAGAGAACTGTGAAGTTCTTGTATTTATGCTATCCTCGTAAGCTACCGCCTGTGCTTTATGTTGCCACACTGGAACAACTTGGAATGTAGAATCGTCAGCGTACTGTCCGTATGTACTCATGTTGCCAGCAACATTAAGCCCGCCGTAGTAGCCATAAAAGTTCCACATGGCACGAGGTGTCTTAAAGAAGACTTTCTTAATAAGAAGTTTAGAAGCATCTGTTGTTGTTCCTAATTTTTGATAAAAAGGAAGTTCAGAGTTTGCTGGATCTACAGAAGCAGATAAAATAATTGATTGTAGATCATAGTCTTGTTGGTCTGTCGAAACTCCAAACGACGCAGAATATACGGTTTGGGAGCCGCCAACAGTTGCTTCAGATGAAATACCATCGGTTACTCTTCTTGCGTATGCGAAATCGAACTTTGGATACTTCAAAGAAAGATTTGTAGATATATTCATGTTAGCTTGCTCTGGGGCTCCAGCGCCGACTGGGTTTTCACGAATCATACCATCTTCATTAAACGAAGCTGTGGTTCCACCAAGAACATTCGATAAGACGTTCTTTGATTGGTGGATATTAATAAGATAAGAATATTCTAAGACTGCTTCTTCATAAGCAGCATAAACTTGATTTGCGGTAAGCTCAATGTCTAAGACATCGCCACCTAATTTTCTATATGTATAAGCAACCTGATCGGCTGCGCCGCTTAAGAAAGCGTTTACTGCGTTTGTTCCATCGTCATCAACTGCGCCAAGATCAGTATATGTCTGCCAATATGTATTAGTAGAATATAT